GCCAGCGCCACATACGAGCGCCAACCAAACTTGTGCAACCCCAAAAGCGGCGGGTATTTGGGCGGCGGTGCTGAGTGGCATAGATTACAAAGCGCACGCGGGATTCATGATGCCGCCGCATTAAACGCCGCGTCGTATGGCTTGTTTCAAATCATGGGGTTTAATTACGCGCTGTGCGGCTTTGCCAATGTGCAGGCATTTTTTGACGCCATGTGCACCAACGAGGCGGCGCAGCTCAACGCCTTTGTGGCCTTTGTGAAACACAAAAGCAACGCAGGCATGCTCAAAGCACTCAAAGCCCACCAGTGGGCAGCCTTTGCCAAACTCTACAATGGCCCAGCCTACGCCATCAACGACTATGATCATAAACTGGCCGCAGCCCACCGACGTCACGGCGGCACGGCATGATAAAAGCCCAGCGCCTGCGGGAGTTGCTCACCCAACGCCTGCCACAGATTGAACCCGACAAAATCATGCTGTTTGTGACCAGCGGGTTTTTATTGACCAACGCCAACGCCAGCGCAGGCTACACCCAGCATTACACCGCCCAGCTCGTGTTGACCGACTATGCTGGCGAGCCTGACGAAGTGTTTGGCGTGGTGGTGGATTTTATGCGTGAGCAACAGGCGGACATGATGGACAACCCAGTATTGGCAAGGGACGCCATTAGCTTTGAGTCCGAGATTATCAATCACAAAATCTACGATTTAATGCTGAGCTTGAAATTAAGCGAAGATGTGAGCGTGGCCGTCACTGACGGGCGCACCACCTACACCCACCACGCTGGATTAAGCCTTGATGCGGTGGCGCATGCGTTTTTGAACCTGAACGGCGCAGATCAGACCACGGGCGCACCATGAGCGAGCTGGCCTCACTGGACGCCGCGCTTATGGCGCTGCTCGCCCAATGCAGCCCAGCGGCCAGCCGCGCCGCCCTGCGCGAGATTATCCAAACCCTCAAACAACGCAACCACCAGCGCATCAGCGCCCAAACCAGCCCAGACGGTGCCGCCTTTGCACCGCGCCTGCCACAACTCAAAGCCCGAGGCGCACTGCGCGCCCGCGCCCGTGGCATGATGTTTAAAAAACTGCGCGGCAAACTCAAAGCCGCCAACACCTCAACCCACGCCACCCTTGAGTTTGCAGGTGCGAGCGACAAAATCGCAGCGGTGCACCATTTTGGTTTGGCCGATCGGGTGCGCGCAGGGATTCAGGTGGTGTACACCGCCCGCCCGTTGCTGGGCATCAACCCTGCGGATGAAGAGGCGGTGCGTGAGATATTGCTTAAGCATTTGAGTCTTTAAAACCGCCACGCCGCAAAAAGCAGGGTGGGCAATGCCCACCCTACGCAATTTGAAACGAGTTGGTGTAAACCACTACACCAACCGCGCCCGCTTGATGTTGCGCATGATGCGCCACACAATCGCGCAATGACAAATCCAACCGCTCAAATTAAAAACCTCATCCGCATTGGCCGCGTGATTGAAGTCAACGCCGACACGGCACGCGCACGCGTACAGTGGGGGCAGGATGAGAGCGCCGTGACCGATTGGATACGCTGGACATCTGAGCGCGCGGGCAAGGTCAGCGTGTGGAACCCGCCCACGGTGGGCGAGGAAGTGGAGCTGATTAGCATTGATGGGGACATGCGCAACGCCTATATTGGGCGCTCGTTTTATAACAACGACAACCCCGCCCCCTCAACCAATTTAGACGCCGAATTAACCAAATATTCGGACGGCACGACCATAGAACACAACCGCGCCAGCGGTGCGCGCACGGTTGCTGGGCTAAAATCGCTCACCACCACCGCCGATGCCACCACGCACAATGGTGACGTAACCCACAAAGGCAACAACACCTGCGCAGGCACGCTGACTCAAGCAGGCAGCGCCGCATTTAATGGCGGCATTACGGGCAAGGGTGGCGTGTCGGTTGACGTGGCACACACCCACAATTATGTGGACGATGGCAGCACGCGGCCAAGCTCGGGGGTGAACCCATGATGAACGCTGCCACAGGGCAATGGCTCGACCTTGACGCCCATATTTATCAATCCATCGACAAAATCATCAACACCCTCAAAGGCACGCGGATTCACCGCCGTGCTTTTGGCAGTTTGGTGCCCTCAATGGTTGACCAAGCGCCAACCCCAGCGATACTGGCCACGCTGCGCGCTGCATTGGCGCTCGAAGTCATGCGCTGGGAACGGCGTTTTACGATTACCCAAATTGCGATTGAGCCGTCTGAGGGCAAGCTCAATTTGAGTTTGCAAGGCACGATTAATGACAAGGCGGTGCAGTTTCAGTACACCGATTTAGGGGGAACGCATGGCAACGTCTGATTTGAGCGCGAGCAGCGCGGGCACATTATCAGCGGTTGATTTGAGCCGCTTGCCGTATCCCGCCGAGCTTGAGCCGCAAAGCTATGAATCGGTATTGCAAACCATGGTTGCCGATGTGCAAGCCGCTGCACTGGCGCGCACGGGCAGCCCGTATATTTTCCATGAAGCTGACCCCGCTTATATTGTGATTGAAGCGTGCGCCACGCGGCGCTGGCGTGACTTGCAAGATTACCAAGCACAGGTCAAAAATATGCTGCTCGCGTATGCGCAGGGGCAATGGCTTGACCAATTGGGCGCGAACCCTGATTTTAAGTGCGCCCGCTTAGTGATTGTGCCAGCCAACCCTACCGCCAATCCGCCTGTGCAAGCGGTGCTCGAAACCGATGAAGCCTACCGAATGCGCCTCACGCTGAAAAACGAGGGCTACACCAGCGCAGGCTCAGACGGTGCGTATTTATTCCACGCCTTATCCGCCAGCGGGGATGTGCTTGATGCATCCGTGCGCTCGCCCGATGCGGGCGTGGTGGAGGTGCGGATTTTGAGCTGGGCGGCGGGCGGGATTGCCAGCCCTGCGCTGATTGACACCGTGGCCGCTGCGCTCAATGATGAATACATTCGCCCCATTTGTGATTTGGTCAACGTTTTGCCTGCCATTGTGCAAACCTACACCGTATCGCTCAACCTCACGACCTACCCCGGCGCGGACATTCCCAGCACCTTGGCGCGGGCGCGGGCGGCGGTGCGGGCGTATACCGAACAGCATTACAAACTGGGGCATGACATCACCCGCGCAGGCTTACTGGCGCGCGCGATGGTGGAGGGCGTACAAAATGGCCAAGTGGTGAGCCCAGCGGCTGACTTGGTCACCGACGTCGCCACCGCACGCCAATGCACTGGCATCAGCGTGACACACATTGGGGCGTTGCTATGACCAGCACAAACGCGAGCCCAAACAATTACCCTGTGCGCCCGAATCCACGCAATTTACACACCGTACTGCCCGCTGGCAGCACGCCGCTTGAGCATGATTTGGTTGATGCGTATGACGCACAAATCATGCCGCTGCTGATTCCCGCGCTCAAAGACCCAGACACATGTCCAGAACCATTGCTGGCCATCATGGCGTATGAGCGCAACGCGGATGCATGGTCAGACGCATGGCCAGTGGATACCAAACGCAACATGCTCAAAGCCGCGCGCGCGATTCAGGCGCGCAAAGGCACGGTGGGCGCGGTGCGGGACGTACTCAAAGCGATGGGGCAAGGCTCGGCCGTGATTATTGAGCGGATTGGTGGGCGGCGCTGGGACGACGGCGCAGCGTATGACACCGACTATCAATGGGACGGCTCATGGGCAACCTTTGCCGTCCAATTGAGCCAGCCAGTTACTAGCGCGCAAGGTGCGCTGATTATTGATGCGATTAACGCGGCCAAACGCACCAGCGCGCACTTGTTGTGGCTTGACATGAGCGCCAACCCGCTGAAGTGGGACGCCAATTATTGTTTCGATACAGGCTACACGTGGGACATTATCAGCGCTTGATGCCATTAATTTGCCAATCATTTTTACAACCATTTATTAACGAACAAAGGCACACATGCAAGACTTACCCGTCAACAAAACCAAGCCAGGATTTGTGACCCCACAGGGCGTCACCCCGTCATCTGCCATGAGCTCTGCGGATATGAATACCATATTGGCCAGCCACGCCGAACGCGTTGAGCACCTGCGCATGATGGGCATCATGCCGTGGGATGCGGCGTTTAATTACCCTGCAGGTGCGCTGGTGCAAAGTGCGGGGCTGTATTACAAAGCCATCATTGCCAATGCCACCAAACCGCCCGCAGCCAATAAAGACGAATGGGCGCTGTGCCCCA